TCACAAATGTGTGGTGAACAGTTTTTCTTTCTACAATTTCGTATTTCTTCATTGGTCTAAAAAAGATTTGTACTGAGGGTGGTCTTGTAGCTCTGACTCTAAAGCTAATTCTTCATCCCACATTTCTGGAGTGTGATCGCAATAAGGAAGGTTAGCCAAGAAGGCCAACCTTTCCAGTTTCTGGGTATCTGTCATTAGTCCTCCCATCCATCAGGAGCATTTAATGCTTTTTCTCTCCAGTAATTGTCACGGCTACGCTGTAACTTATCTGATGAATTTATCTCTTCAACTATTTCTGAACAATCGTAATCAATCAATGCAGAAAAGTGAACGATTTTCTTAATCATGGATTCATAGTATGTTTCCATTGATTCAAGAAAATACTGCTTGTATCTAAACCAATTGCGAAATTGCTTGGTTTCAATCTTGCCAGTACTTTCGTTGTAATAACCATTCTTAACTTTATAGTTCCAATGGTTTCTCATGTGACGATAGAAGGGTACTTCAACCATCTTGTAGAGATCACGTTTTCTGAGATCGTCACCAGTATTGTAAGCATCAATCATGAGTCCATACTTGTACTCTTTAATGCGTTCTGGTAACTTACCAAGTTTAATTCTGTTTTTGTATCCAGAAATTAATCTCTTGATGTCCGACCTATCAAGTTCAACTGTAAACTTGTGGTCGATGTTTGGGTCTGTGTAGACCAGTTTTGCGTCAATGTTAGACATAGTGTTTGTTAATAGAAATTAGTAAACAACAATTGAAGGTATAACACCTTCGTAAACTAGTGTAGCACATAGTGCAACACCTGTCAAATAATTAATTAATCAAAGGCATCTCGTTTCTTCAATACTTCCACCTCTGCAAAGCATCTGGGGCAAGATAAATTAGTCATTACCGAAAATTCAGGATAACCTCCCATGCCTTCTTCTATGTCCACATCACCGCCAATAATTAAATCGCTATCGCACCAGTAACAGTTCATTTTTTTACCTTCCTTTCTTCTAAATCTTTAAACGGATCTGTATCTACCCATTTTCCATTTTTAAATACTTTTAATTTTTCTGGTTCATTTGTGTTAATACACATTGCACCTTCTGGAATGTCGTTTTGCTTTTTCATTCTCTTCCAAAAATAAGTTCATGGGCTGATAGTTCTATACCTCTATCCCATGCTGTCTCAAGCAGCTTACGTTGAATAGATGTTGGTATAGTGCCATCTCCCTTTTGCCATTTAGATACTGATGCTGGGTCACGATGTATTGCCCTAGCTAATGCTCGAACACCACCGAACTCAGCAATGGCTAATTGTACTGGTGTTTTAATAGTTGATTCCATACCTTTATATTGCCATAAATGCAACATTAATACAAGTAATTAGACAAAAAAAAGAGGGTTGTTACGCCCTCTCTTCTTTTTCTAATTTTAATCTGTGTGTTTCGCTCATCTCTTGCAGCTTTTCGTATAGCTCACGAGGTGAGTACCTGTACATTGCGTCTTCGCCAAGTAGAACGTCACATACGTTTATAACAAACCAGTGTTTAAGCATTGGTTCACCAGTAAAGAGTCCACCGTCTTTGTCATAGTCATCAACCGCTTGGCGGTAATGATGTAATTCCATGATGCCCTCTTTGTCTGGGTCTGGTGGTGTTCCAAATTGAAAAGTCATTAGTTGCCCTCCAAACAAACTTGGCACATATCAACTGGTATTCTCATTTGATGAACGACAGTATACATACCTTCGGCAGTTTCAGATTGGCCGTTTACTTTAGAACCTAAAGCAATGCTTTTCTGGCCGTATAAATCCCCTTTTGATATAGAGGATTTACATGAGTAGCAATTTCTTGCTTTTCTTGTTTTCTTAAGTTTCATGTCAAATAAGGATTAGGAATAAAATTAAATAAGGAAATAGTGCAAAGGCCATAGGTCTATCCATATACAAGTGTGCTGTAGGTCATTATCTGCAATATAGAATCAGCTATTGATGCATCTATAAGTCCTAGATTGTTATCTTTAAATGCTTCAAAGACTTGAGTACAATCATAGGTATTTAGATTTGTTTTACCTGAGACTATATTTTCGATAGCTGTAATAACATCTTGTACTTTGAATTGATGCTTGTCATCTTCGCAATCTTCAATGTTAATAACAGTATCTAGATTAATATCCTTGAGCCAAGCACAACAGCCTTCATGCTCATAATCTTGATCTGGTAGATAGTAACCATCTTCATCTTCTTCTATGTCTCCTACTGTTACGCTATGCGCCCAGTAGCCTGACCCTTGACCCATTGTGCAAAATAAATCTTTAAGGTCTTGTAAGCTGATGTCAAATTGATAATTGACATTGCATTTGAATGTTTGTTCTGTTGTTGTAGTCATTGGTCTGATTAATAAAAAATTTGGATAAAAAAAAGGGTGAAATTATTCACCCAAGTATGCGTCAACTAATTCTCTGTATTCAACAGAACCATCAACTACGCTTTTATGAGAGACACGAGTCATTTGATTGCTGTTCATAAAAGATTCAATAAAAACTTTTTTGTTTTGGCCTTTGACATCTCTGTAGTCAACTCCAAGCATTAAATCGCAGAATACAACAAATGCTCTATTTGCTTCTGCTTTAGTACGCTTGAGCAATCTTGCATAAGTACCTGCATATGTGTCAAACCATAGCTGGGCTTGATCTTTGATTTCGTCAGGTGTGAAAGTTTCAGTAGTCATTGTTATTAGAAAATAGTAATGTACTTTTATAGTGTTGCATATAATCCAACAGGTGTCAACAAATTAATTTTAAATATTGCGATTTACTCTACATTTCTCTATATTATGAATAATTTTATTTATTTTTTATGACACTAGCAGCAGTTAGGCCAAAAACTATTGTTGTTGGTGTTACAGATACTGGTCATCGAGTTGCAGAGGATCATCCAAACCATAATCCTCAAATAACTCAGGTGATTGTTGATGCATTACGAGAATTACATGAAGACTATGGTATTGGCTATGGTTGCCTTTCCATAATGTTCGGTATCTCTCGTGGTTACATAGCTCAAATTTGCCGTTATGAAAAAAGAGTCAGTTACGCAACTCGTTACAAAACAATCCAAGTTAGGTAGACCTTCTACTAAACCTGATCCTGTAATAGTTAACGAAATAATTGAATGGATTGCTCATGGTAATACTTTGCGCTCATACTGCCGTCAGAAAAATAAACCGAATTGGAGAACTATTTATAACTGGTTGGAAAAAGATGATGGAGACTTTATCGCACGTTTCGCACACGCGCGAGACATGGGTGCTGATGCTATTGCAGAAGAATGTTTGGAGATAATAGATTCACCTCCTCCTTTGTGCGGTTCTGAGGGCAATACAAGGCTAGATCCGGCAGCAGTTCAGATGCAAAAGAACAGAGTAGAAGCAAGACTTAAGTTGTTAGCTAAATGGAATCCTAAGAAGTATGGAGAAAGAGTTGGAGTTGATGCAGGGGGAAGTATCTCGTTAAATATTTCTACAGGCGTTCCACAAACGTGAAGCAACCGTTAATTAAATTAGACTATACGCCCCGAACTTGGCAGAGAGAATGCCATTTAAAGAAACAAAGGTTTAGCGTTTACGCATTGCACAGGCGATCAGGCAAGACAGAACTGGCCATCATGGAACTAATAGACAAAGCCATGAAGACAGACAAAGAACTAGCCATGTTTGTGTATATTGCACCGTTCTTGAGACAGGCAAAAGCAATTGCATGGGCAAGATTAAAACAAAAGATAGAACCATTGCGTAGAACCTCTGTAATCGACATTAACGAGGGTGAACTATCGGTCAGGTTTAAACATAATGGAGCGATTATCAGATTGTTTGGTGGTGACAATCCTGATGCATTACGAGGTATGAGATTAGATGGCTGCGTGATAGATGAGGTAGCCCAGATTAAAAACGAGCTATGGTCAGACATAGTACAGCCAGCCCTGTCAGACCGTCTTGGATGGTCATTGTTTATTGGTACACCACAAGGTATTAACTTGTTTTCTGAGTTGTATTACAAAGCCGTCAATGAGGAGGGATGGACAGCATCAAGGTACACAGTGTTCGATACAGATAGTTTGCATCCAGATGAGGTTACTCGTCTTAAACGTGATATGAGTGAGACATCATTTGCTCGTGAGTATTTATGTGATTTTTCTGCACAGGGTGATGACCAGTTAATTGCATTGGCAGATACCGAAGATGCAGCCAAGCGGATATACCAATTAGACCACATTAGATTGTTTCCAATAATCCTTGGCATCGACCCAGCAAGGTTTGGAGATGATCGTTCTGTAGTGTTCAGACGGCAGGGCAAGCAAGCATTTAAGCCAGTTGTATATCGAGGTATAGACAACATGGAATTAGCGTCACGAGTAGCCAATTTAATAGAGGAACATAAACCAGATGCTGTGTTTTGTGATGCAGGTGCTGGTAGTGGTGTAATCGACAGACTAAGGCAATTGTCATATGACGTAATTGAGATACCGTTTGGTGGTAAGGCAATGAAACCAGACCAATACATTAACCGTAGAAGTGAGATGTGGTGGTTAATGAAGCAATGGATAGAAGAAGGTGGTGCAATACCAAACGATGTAGCCCTCAAACAAGAACTAGCTACACCAATTTATTGGTACGACAATGTAGGTAGGCGTGTATTAGAAGGTAAGGATCAAATCAAGAAGAGATTGCAGGGAGCAGGGTCACCAGATTTAGCTGATGCACTAGCACTAACCTTTGCCCTTCCAGTAGCCAAAAAGGTAGCAGAGGACATATACATTAAAAGACGTAAAGAAGCCACACAGAAGGCAGACTATGACCCATACACAAGAATCTAACTTTGTTCGTATAGCAGATGGTCTAGATGTAGATCCATTGCTCAAGTTGCTTGATGCCAAACCTGAGTTATGGAAGGAAATACAGATTAGGCAACAATTTACTGGGTCACCACATAAAGATACGGAGTCGATATACGTTAGAGGGCCACTAAAGATGAGCCAATATTACGTTTTATGGGATACAGGGTCATATGACTACCCATGCATGGAGTATTTAAAGCCAGCACTTGTACCATTAATGCGACCAATACTAAAAAAACTACAGGTAGAAGATATGGGTAGGGTACTTATTGTTAATTTAAAACCTAGTGGCCATGTAACCAAACATAATGACCAAGGAACGTATGCAGACCACTACCAAAGATTTCATCTTGTATTAAAAACAAACCAATGGTGTAGCCAAACTTGCGGAGATCAAAAGCAAAAATTTGAGGTAGGTGAGGTTTGGTGGTTTAACCATAAGAAAATACATACAGCGGACAATGTTGGCACGACAGACAGAGTACATATAATATTTGATTGTGTACCAAAAGATTTTTTATGACTAGTGTGACCGTAACTAATGATAGTAAAGCTACTGTAAACGAAAGTAGAGTACCTAAAACAGAAATTAGACTCTGCACCTACGATGAATTTAAAGTTTTAGCTGATCCATTATTTGAAGAGCATTACGAAGAAATTGCTCGTAACAAACAAATAATGAAGCTAAAGCCAAATTACAAACTGTATGAAGCACTTGATGCAACAGGTTGGTTATTCATTTATGTAGCAATGCAGGGCGATGTATGTATTGGATATTCTATGAACATAATGATTCATCACTTGCATTATGCAGATCTAAGAATTGCCCAGAATGACATTTTGTTTGTCAAAAAAGAATTTCGGGGTGGACGATTAGGTTTACGTCTAATAAAAGTCACAGAAGATCATGCAAAATCTGAGGGTTGTAAACTTATGTTATGGCACGCTAAAGAAAACACCGCTTTAGATAAGTTGCTACCAAAACTAAAATATGGTGTACAAGAAATCATGTATTCTAAGGAGATTTAACCAATGGTAGTAACAGCACTAGTAACTACAGCAGCAGCCACAACTTATGCAACAATTGAAGCAAACAATCGTGCAAGGGAACAAAGAAAACAGCAAGAAAGAGCATTAGAGCAGCAAAGAATAGCTAATCAACAAGCTAAAGAAACTGCTGAAGCAGAAGCACAACGTGCTGATATTGCATATAACCAAGCAAACCAGCAACAACCAGAAGTGCAAGCTATTGTTAGTAGAAGTGAAGAAGCTGCAAACCAAGGCCCTGCTGCAACAGTATTAACTGGTGGTGATAATATGGTTAACCCAGTAGCACAAGCGGTAGCTAAAGGTAAAAGTAAGAAAGGAGGAGGTAGAGGAGATGCTAGTGGAGGTAGTTTATTAACAGGTCAAGTAGGTGTAGATCCTTCAGCATTAAATTTAGGTGGAAATAGTTTATTAGGAAACTAATTAATGAAAACAAAAAAAGAAAAATTAATAACTAGGTGGGGTCATCTTAGGTCTGAGAGGGCTACATGGTGGTCACATTGGCAAGAAATTACGACATATTTATTACCAAGGAACGGACGGTATTTTCAACAAGATAGAAACAAAGGACATAGAAGACATAACTCAATATATGACAATACTGGTACAAGAGCGTTAAGAACACTAGGTGCTGGCATGATGGCTGGTGCTACGTCACCTGCAAGACCGTGGTTTAGGTTAGGTACTGCTGATCCTGAGTTAAATAGTTATGGGCCTGTCAAATTATGGCTGGCAGATGTCACAGAACGTATGCAATTAGTGTTTCAAAAGTCCAATACATACCGAACATTACATGGAATATACGAAGAACTTGGAGCATTTGGCACGGCTGGTTCTATTATCCTCCCCGATAGCAAAAACGCTATACATCATTACCCTGTAACCATTGGAGAATATGCAATAGCTACGGATTATCAAGGCAGAGTAAACACTTTGTATAGAGAATTTCAAAAAACAGTAGGAGAAGTGGTAAGAGAGTTTGGATATAACAAATGTTCAACGTCTGTTAAAAACTTGTACGACAGAGGTTCATTAGATAGTTGGATTACGTTAGTTCATGCGATAGAACCAAGGGATGATAGAGAGCGTGATTACAAGAAAAAAGACAATATGAACATGGCATACAAGTCTTGTTACTTTGAAACAGGTAGTGATGGCGATCAGGTGTTAAGAGAAAGCGGATTTAAAGAATTTCCAGCAGTTGTACCAAGATGGGGCGTAGCAGGTGGTGATATTTATGGTAATTCACCCGGTATGGAGTCGTTAGGTGACATAAAACAGCTTCAGCATGAGCAGTTACGCAAGGCACAGGGCATTGATTACCAAACAAAGCCACCATTACAAGTGCCTAGCTATATGAAAAACAGAGATGTAGATAGTTTGCCGGGTGGGGTTACGTTTATTGATGGGGCGCAGGGCAAAATTGAGACAGCATTTAACGTAAACTTAAACCTTGATCACTTGTTACGAGATATACAAGATGTTCGTGGCCGTATTAATGGTAGTTTTTATGCTGATTTGTTTCTTATGTTGGCAAATGCTACTGACACACGCATGACAGCAACAGAAGTAGCAGAACGTCACGAAGAAAAATTGCTTATGCTAGGGCCTGTATTAGAAAGATTGCATAATGAATTGTTAGATCCATTAATTGATATTACTTTTGACAGAATGGTAGAAGCTGGATTAATACCACCAGCACCAGAAGAGTTACAGGGCATGGAATTAAACGTAGAATTTGTATCCATGTTGGCACAAGCGCAACGTGCTATTGGTACAAACAGCGTAGATAGGTATGTTAATAGCATGGGTATGGTTGCACAGATGAAACCTGATGTACTTGATAAATTTGATTCTGATGCATGGGCAGATGGATATGCTGATATGTTAGGCGTTGACCCATCGTTAATAGTTGCAGGGCCACAAGTTGCAAAAATACGTCAGGCTAGAGCGCAAGCACAACAGGCAGCAGCACAACAGGAAGCACAAAATCAAGCTGCTGAAAATATGTCAAAGTTAGGTAAAGTAGATGCAGGTAATGCTATGGACATGATTAACCAATTTAGCGGTTACAACTCACCATCACCCTTGGAGGTATAACAAATGGATTTAATTGATTTAAAAAAAGACCCACAGCCTATTGATAGCAATGAAATGTATGAAGAACCGATGTATAGCTACGGTTTATGTATATCTTTAGGCAGAGAAGAACTAGAAAAATTAGGTATAGAAAAATTACCAGAAGCTGGTAGCGAAATGATGATTAAAGCTATAGCTTATGTCAAAACTGTTAGAGAAAGTAAAGAAAAAGATGGTGTTGAACAAAATGTAGAGTTGCAAATATGTGCTATGGGCATAGAACCATTTGATAAAAGTGGTGATCAGGCAGAAGGGTTATATGGTGAAAAAGCAGCGACAGCACCACCAAAGGCAGAACCTGCTGCTAAACAAGCTACATACTTAGCATAGGAGGTTTTTATGGGTAAAAACATTACAACGCCAGATAACATTAAATTTGGTGATATGTCAGCTACAGCAAGAATGAATTATTTGCGTATGCTTGACAAAAAAAAGGAAGAAGAAGAAGAAAAAAAATTAAAAAAATTGTATCCTAAATCATACATGGGAGGTAAAAAGAAATGAGTTTATACGAAAACATTCACAGAAAGCGTAAAAGAATTAAGGGAGGTTCTGGTGAACGTATGAAGAAAAAAGGTGAAAAAGGTAGACCTACTGCAAAAGATTTTGAGAATGCTGCAAAAACTGCCAAAAAAATGTATCCAAATCAGAAATAGGTGTAACCGTAACCTTGATATAGCTAGATATATTGGTTTATGAGCGAATACAATCCTCTCGATCTCAAAGGTCAACAAAAAACTAAAGACAATAAAAAGTCTGCGGAAAGAATTGACCGCCAAAATGAAGAGTCGGATATAAAATGGCTCATGAGCAGCAAGAGGGGTCGCAGATTAATCTGGAGACTTCTGGAGCAAGCAGGTGTTTTCCGATCATCGTTCAACACTAACGCAATGGCAATGTCATTTAGCGAAGGTAACAGGAATTATGGTTTGCAAATACTTAACTTAATCCACACTCTCTGCCCTGAGTTATACCCGACAATGATTAAGGAGCAAAAAAATGTCAGAGATGCTGATGACGGAAGCCAACCAAACAAATGAAGGCAGCGAACAACAGCAACCAGTAGATACTGCTACTAGTGAGCAGACTACTGAAACACAGCAGCAAGCTGAAACTGTACAGGATCAACAAGTTTCGGATGAAACCACTGTTGAAAGTAAAACTGGCGAATCAGAAACACCAGAAGGTGCGCCTGAGAAATACGAGTTTAATGCAAAGGTGGCTGACGCACCGCAAGAACTCGACCCCGAAGTCTTAACTGCATTCGGTGATGTCGCCAAAGAACTTAACCTGCCACAAGAAGCTGCACAAAAGGTATTAGACAAGGTTGCACCTGTCATACAAGCTAAACAAGCTAAAGCTTTAGAGGTTGCAAAAGCTGATTGGGTAAGTAATTCACAAGCTGACGAAGAATTTGGCGGTGAAAAACTTAACGACAATTTAGAAATTGCAAAAACTGCTTTAGATGCGTTTGGTAATGATGCCTTGAAGTCGCTGCTAGTTGAAACAGGCTTTGGAAATCACCCTGAGATAATCAGGTTTATGTACAGAGCAGGTAAGGCAATCAGTGAAGACAGTTAT